AAGGTAGGGCAATAACGATGCACGGCTTTCGCACGACGTTTAAGGATTGGTGCCGAGTGACAAATGCGGAAGATGACGAGGTGTCAGAGATTCAGCTAAGCCATGCGTCAAGATCGCAAGTGCGGTCAGCTTACGCCAGGGACAAACTGTTACCTAGACGCGCGGAGCTCATGCAGCGCTATGCGGATTTTCTCGCAGCGTAGCAATTAACTCTGAGCACCATTCGGCGACTTCTGCTCTGACGAACAGAGTGCGAGCGCCATACTGTATTGGTTGTGGAAACTCGCCGCTCTCAACCTTACGTCGTATCGTGCGAGTGCTTAAAGACGTCATATCGGCTACCGCCTTGTAACTTAAAAAACCTTCGCTCACGGCTGCACCTCTTCGTCTATCCACCAGTTCAGATAATCCCGCGCCTTGCGCAAGTGCTCTACGGTAGGCTGGCGGTGGTGATTGGCCCGCATGACGTATTTGAGGACGTTACCCTGGCAGTACGCCTTGAACTGCTCACTGTCGAGCGTGTCGCGTATCACCTCAATCACCTCGATGTTGCCTTGCGTGTAGTGCTCTGGCGGTTTGCGCAGCGCATTCCAATCCTCTGGCTTTGCGTCATCAATGCTGTTTTTCATTCTATCTCTCGCTTGATGTGGGTTACGCGGCCGTCAACGAGCTCGTATCGGTTGATGATGTTATAGACGCTGTTTTGCGCCAGTGACGTAATGCTGGCGATAGCAACCTTGCGCACGCCATCGGCCCACAACTTCAAAACGTCTTCGATTTGCTGCTCGGTAAGCGCGCGGTGAAACTGTTGGTTGTGCCCTTGCTTGGGACGCGGCCGCATCAGCTGCTTAGCTTTGTCTTGCGCCTTGATCGCGCGGTAAAACAGATCGCTCATTTTTCGCCATCCTCTTCTACCTCATTGATCTGCAGCGAATGAAAGTCGTCGCCCATGCGGCTGCGCGCAACTTCGAGCGCCTTGTCCTTCGCGTCTTCGACGCAGCTGGCGTATGCCTTTATGTGCTTGCGCGTCGTGATCAAAATTTCAAACTCGTAATCTTTCACTGCCTGCTCCAACAAAAAGGTGCCGCCTTTGGCTACGCGGACGGCGCGCGCAGGAGAAAGGGCGGAGATGGAGATAACCGCCCTCAAGCCTTCTCAAAATGGAATCTCCTCTATGAAGTCCGGGCACGCGCCTATGCGCGGCATGAAGTCTGCCGGCGGGCGCGCCCAGTGCTTGTCGCAAAAGCCAGGATCACGATCCATGTGATCGCAGAAAAAACAATTCTCTGGCTTCTTCTCGCGAGCGCGCTGGTCAGCCTTGGCTGCGTCGCGCATCTCTTTGAGCACTAGCGTCCAGTCGTCGTTCACTTGGATGACCAGCGGGTGCGCCATACGACGAAGCTGCCGTCGCCGACCTGCGAGCTCACAGTGCCGGCTTTGTTGGCTTTGAAGTGGTGAGTCATGGCGTCGCGCTCTTTTGCGTTCGCTACGCGCACTGCGTCGCCGACTTTCATTTGCTTTAGGTACTGCGCCCACCGTATTGTCTTCGTTGAGCCTTTGCGTACCGGCATATCAACGCCGGTAACAACTTCGCCAAGAGGTAAATCCTCTAAGTTCATTTTCCTACTCCCGTTAACCGGGCATCGAATTCAAACTTCAGCCGGTCGATCTGCGCGTCTCCAATTAATTCTGGCGCCGCAGCTGCGATCTCGGCCGAGCTATATCGGCCGTGGCTGTTTGTGAATTCTTTGCCATTAAGTTTGTTGGTGTACGTCACGCCGTCGCCGTCAGCGTCAATGGGCTCAGCCCAGTTCGCGAGCAGCGGCGGTATGAAATGGTGGTCGTCGCAGCCAGTGCGCTGGCTGGCTTTATCCAAGTGCTTATCAAACTTGTCGCAGTGCCAGCGCCCGTCACCGTCCATCATTGGCGTTGCGTGCGCACAAGTTCTGCAGTTCATCGCTGGCGTGTCGGTGCCGTGGCACAGGTCGTAGTAGTCGCACCATTTACATTTGAACCAACTGGGGTCGTCGCTCATGCGCTCAAGCGGGCGGTCGCTTGTGATGATGCGCCTGGCGCGATCAAGCATTCGCTGCGCGTGGGCCGCATCGAGCGGCACGCGCTCCAAGTACAGGTCGTCGTCGTTTTTGTTGACGGCCATGTACAGCGCCCACTGCACGTCCATTTTGTGCATGTAGATCTGCATCTGCGTGTAGTGCATCGGCTTCGACTCATACACGCCGCGCTTCACCAGGTCGGCAAAACTTTTGGCGTTGTGGGTCTTAAACTCCAAGACGTGCGGCTCGTCGGGGGCATCGGGCACGCCAATGCCCATCCCATCAAGCGAGCCACCAAAGTGCCCAGCGTGATCTGAAATGCGCCATTGCTGATTGGTGTCAGGATCAACTTCCCAAACAGTCACACCAGCGCGGCGCAAGTAATTCACGAAACGCACTTCTTCCGTCTCGCCGCGAGCGAACAGACGCAGCAGTCGCGCGCCATGCCGCTGAGCCTTGACCCAGTGATGGCTATACCAGAGCTTGCGGCTGCATTCCTCGCCAGCGATAGACGCACCAAAGTGCAGGCGACCAGGCGCTGAGTCTTGGTCAGCCTCGATACCGCCATCAATGGCGGCAAGCGTTTTCGATGCAGCGAGCACGTCCAATGCTACTTGTCCCAAGGCTTTTTGCCGGCATCAGCAGCGGGTGCTGGTGCAGGTTCTGGAGCTTCTGCTACCGGCGCGGCTTGCGCTACCGGCGCAGCCGGTGGCGGTGGTGCGGAGCCAGCTGGTGCCGCGTAACCGCGCACTTCGTTGCTGGCTGCGTAGCCGTTTGATGCTTCTCTGACTTTGACCAGCACCTCGATTTCGTGGAAGTGCAGGTCTTGGCTGTCTTCAAAGCCTTCTTTGCCCATCGCCGTGCATATCGCTGCGAGGTCTCGCTTGGCAATCTCGACTGCCTTTTCGTTTGGGTTATCGACGTTATAGTTGGCCCATACCTTACGGCCCCGGTGCTCACCGGCCGTGATTTCCCAAGTGAAGTTCAAGTAGTGGCCAGTGCCGGCGCGGGTTGCGCGCATTTCGCTGTCGGTGATGACAGCCTTGTACTTGCCTTCCGGCAGCGGCAAACGCTCCTGCGGGGCTTCTCCCGGCTTGATGCCGGCGGTGCTAAATTGAAACTGCGCCATCAGGCTGCTCCTTCTAGTTTGGTTTTCATTGCGGTGGTGAGTGCGTCCCAGCTCAGATCAATCTCGTCTGGCAAGCCGAATCGGTTTTTGGCCACAAAGGCTGGCGTCTCAACGGTGCAAAGCACGCGCTTGCCGGTGCTGATGCCGCGAGCTCGCGTGTTGCCAAAGCCTGTGTCTTCTTTCTTCACCATGACTTTGTGCTTAGCGAACAACACCAAGTCGCAAGACTCCTGCACCAGCGCGCTGGCTTTGGCGTGCAACTTGATCTCGTACCGATCGATCTGCTCAAGCTCAGGATCTGCGTGCTTACGAATCTGGTGGTGCGCAATCAGCATGACGTTCATGCCCACGCTGTCGCGCAAGTGGCGCAGGCCGGACAGCAGGTCGCGCCACAGGTCGAGAGCCATGACGTAGCCTTTGCCGTATGTCAGCTGCTCGATGCTTTTGACGCTGTTGTCCTCGCAGACTTTTTTCCAGATCAGTGGCTCCAAGTGATCAAGCGAGTCGATGACCACAGTCTTGTAATCATGCTTCTCGCATAGCGCGGTGATCGCCGACATAACGTCGTCGTATGACTTGGCTAATGGGAACGCCTGCAGCGTCAAACTGCCGGCACCGTCTTCTGTCTGTATGAAAACGGGGTTTGGCATATCGGCCGCAAAGGTCGTCTTGCCGACGCCAGACGTGCCGTAGGTCAGCGCGAATAGCGCGCGCGCGGATTGCGTCGATGAAATCGACTTGAGATCAAAGGCCATGGTTACGCCTCCTTTATGGTGAGATATGGTTTTGCGGGGGAGGTCGTAACGACTGCCGCCATTTCCTTGTAGAAGTCTGGCTCATTGTTTTTGAGGTAGCGCAGCGACGTGTCGTTTAGAACTTCTTTTATCTGCACTGGGCGCAGGTTTTCTGGAATTTTGTGCTTTATCCGCTTCCAGCCTTCTTGATCTAGCCGGCGGTTGTAGCCGTTTTTGACGGTGACCTTTGTGCCGTTGGCTAAGGTGGTGGTTTTGCTGCCTTCTTCAATCTGCTCAAGGAATGGCAGAATCCGAGCTTCGTGCTCGACGCGCGCCAGCTTGGCGTCGTCTTCCAGCTTTTTGAGCTCCGCTAGCCGGGCGACTAGCGATTCGAGGCTAGGTTCGTTGTTACCGTTTTGTGTCGTTGTGTCGGTCATCCAGTGTACTCCGTGTTGGTGACACGAAGAACACTATAGGTGGCTTACCGTACTGTCAACAAAATGGTGACAGATGAAACGATTAAATTAAAACGATGCGATCAGCACGTTGTCGTAGCCTTGGCTGTTCTCTTTAAGAGAAACGAGCTCAAGGTTGCGCAAATCGTAAATGATTTTTTTGCTTCGCGCGTGCGATCGCATGGCGTGCTTGTCCCAAGGTTTTACTGCGACGTAAAGGATATCGGAGCCGACGCGGAGCGCCACAAAGCTCGCATCCCGCAAGATCAGCAAAGACTCGCCGAAGTCGCCTTGGTAGAATTCTTTGTTGTTTATCGCGACTAACATAAGAGCTTCACGCGACTTTGGTAAGTAAGGAGACTGCGACATCTCACGAAGCCAAGTGGTGTAAGGCCGTGAGATTTCGCAGCCTGGCACTTCGTAAAAGGTGAGACCGTTGAAATAGTTAAACGCCAGCGTGGACGTTCTGGCTGCTGAATCTATGTAAGTATCCCAAAGTCGTTGTCGTTCTTTACGAATCTTTTCCATTAACTACTCCTGGTGCGCTCTCCACCTCCAGTAAGTGGGAAATCAGCGCATGTACTTGTTGTTGTGAGTTGATCGATAATGCCGCAAACGTGTCTTGCACGTTAAGGCCAGTGGTACTGTTGTCTCTTCCAAATAGCAACCAAGCGGGCTTCACGTTGAAGAGCTCAGACAGGCGCACGACGTTCGCGCGGTTAGGCGTTGCCTTGCCTGTTTCCCATTTGTGGATGACGTTGTGGTTTATGCCGGACAGCTCAGCCAATTGCCGAAGGCTGAGATCGCGTGCATTGCGCAAGTCGCGGATGCGACTTGCAATGTCTTTCTCCATTCTATTTCTCCTTTAACTAAGTTGGCCTTTGAATGTATCGCAATAGGTGACAGCTAGCAACACTTTTGCAAAATCGCCGCTGTCCGTTGCGTGTGTATACCTAAAGGTGTACATTCACAGCGATGAGCAATACAGACATTTGGCAAAAGATAGTCATCAGCGAGCTTGCCTCTCGCCTCAACATCTCACGCGGCAGCGTATATAAGTGGAAGTGGGCGAACAAAATCCCAGCCGAGCGCGTCGTCGCCGTCGAGGCCATCACGGGAATTAAGCGCGAAGAGCTAAGGCCAGACCTATATAGCCAAAGCCAAGCGGCCAATGGCTGAAGCCGTGGAGTCACGCGAGGGAGTGAGAGAGGCGGCGCGGGAGCTTGCTGAAGAAGGCTTTACGTTGGTGCCTGCCAGAGGCAAAGAAACTGTCGAAAAATGGCGTAGGTGGCAGGACGCCGACATGCCGCCCGCGCAGCAAGAGTATTGGTTGAATAGTGCCAATTATCAAAACTGTAATTATGCGCTCTTGACTGGTAAGCAAGTCGTTGTCGTCGATGCCGACTCTGACGACGCCGTCAAATTCGTGCGCGAGAACCTCACCTACACGCCAAGGCGCGTTACGACGTCGAAAGGCAAGCACTTTTACTACCAGGTCGATCCCAACTACCCGGTGCGCAATGGCGTGAATCCAGACTTGCGCATTGACCTGCGCGGGCAAGGCGGGTATGTCATAGCGGCGGGTGGCATTCACGAAAGCGGCCACATATACGCACGCGACGACGATCCTGACGTCGATGTGTGGTGGGGGAGTCTGCCGAAGCTCTGCGCTGCAGACCTGCGCAAAATCAAGTCTTTCAACGAACCGGCTCCGGGCCCGGTGGATACTGGCCTGTCTTTCAGCGTGAAAGACGCGGGCGTTTCTGAGGGCAACCGCAACCATCAAGCAGCTGCCGAGGCTGGCCGGCTGTTTCGCCAGGGGCTGAGCACTGACGCCGTGCTTGAGCAGGTGCTGCAGTGGAATACTTACAACAGCCCGCCGCTCGATCGCGACGAGGTGGAGCGCACCGTTAATAGCATCGAGCAAACGCACGCCCGCAACAGCGCAGCTGAGCAGCGCGAAGCGCGCGAGGCGCAAGCCGAAGCCGCGCAAGCGCAGAAGGTGGCGCTGGAGCCAAAGCCTTTTGTGCTTGGCGACGCCAGCAAGATACCGCCAAGGCAGTGGGTGTATGGCCGGCACTACATCAGAAAGTTTCTATCCGTCAC